ATATGAACACAATAGATATAAACGAAAAAATCTTAAATAAAATTGTAGAAGATAGTCATAAAGATTATGGTGATTATCAGGAAAACTTTAGATTATTAGCTGTCATGTTTATTGTTATTTTTCATGATATTTTAAAAGATGATATGCACCCTTATCAAGTTGCTCAACTTATGATGGCTCTTAAACTATATAGAACAACTAAAAAATATAAAGCAGACAGCTATAATGATTTAGAAATATACTCAAAAATGGCTAAAGAACTGCATAAAAAAGCACTAGACAAAAAGGATAAAAATGTTTAAATATATCAGGCGTAAATTTGGCGAGGCTAGTTTTATTCATACTGATAGCTTTGATAACGCTGAGAAGGCTGCAGATCCACAAGCCATAGGGGAATTTGTAGAAGTAAAAGTCAATGATATTAAAATTGATTTTATAAAAGTGAAAAAGGAGAAAGATGAACGAGTTAAGGACTCGTCTGCAAAGGTACAGGGATCTCCAAAGATTGAAACACACAAAGTTTCTGGAGACAAAAGTACATGATGAAGCAACAGCTTTGCAAGCTAATAAGTATCATCAAGATAGTATTAGATTGATGAAAAAAGTTGAGCAGACACAAGAAGAATTAATGACAATATAGTCATTAAATTTATAATTGAAAAAAACAACAACAAACCCTAGGATATCTATGACCCCAAAAACAGTTTCGGTAGCATTTGAAGATCATTTAGCAACATTAAACAATAATAAATTAATATATGAAATTAAAACATCATACGAATGTTTAAGTAATAGAGAAAAGAAAATTTATAAATTGGGGTTTTCAAATGGCTATCAAAAAAGAATAGTAAAATCATTTTTATTTACTAATGAAGAAACAAAAAAACCTAAAAGAAAAATTGTTGGTTTTAGTTTTAGTAAACCTAAATCTTTTGTTATAGAAAGTATTATAAATAAAGTTTGTGTATTTTTTGAGGTTAATAAAAAAGAACTTATGGTAGATAGGTCTCGCAGACAAGATATATGTAGAGCTAGAAATATTTTATTTAATTTATTGTACGAAAAATTTAATATGAGTTTAACTAGAATAGGTGAAATTTTTGGCAACGATCATACCACAGTTTTACATGGCATTAAAATGAAAAAAAACAAACAAAGATTTTGGTCTCCGGAGCAAACTTTGTGGGAAGAGTATGAAAAAATAAAAGCAACTATTACTTAAATGAAAGAGTTATATTTTTTATTAATGTTTTTTGGAGTTATGATAGTATTAAGTTTTTTATTAGCTTGGTATAATGGGGTTTTAATTTAACTATTTTCATAAGTAGCATCTTCAGCTATACTTTGTTGTTCAATAACATATTTATCAAAGCAACTACCATCACGACCATCATGGCAAAAGTGTTTCTTTTCTGCGTTGACAATCCATCCACCGGCATCACTTAACATTTCTTTTTGACAAACATTGCACCAACCTACAGCCATTACTACTTTATTTTTATTCCAAGTTTTGTTTGCCATATTATCAATTATAATTATACCCTGTTGCTGGTTGATTGTTTTCTAATGCTTTAAATAAATCTTTATGTTGCTCCATGATTTCTTTGTCTTTATCCATCATGTTTACTATGTGGTTTTGTAATTTATCAACGTGTCTTTCTAACTTATCTACTTTATCTTCATGTACTGCTTGAATAGTTGAAAGTTCAAATGTTCTTGAAAGCGACCAACCACCAAGAGCAATCAATAATCCAATAAGCATGGGTAAAATTTTATCTGTCATATTTCTTTTTATTTCCTAAATAATGTTCTGATGGTTCGTAATTCCATTTCTTACCATGATGACCTCTTATATCAGCATACCACATTCTTAATTTAACTATAAATTTTTTTACTTTTCTTGACACCTCTTTTTTCCCCATTTCCAAGTTTGAGTTAATAATTTTTTTTCTTGGAACTTATCATTCTTTGCGTCTGTCTCAGTTACACCAATTTCAACTTTAGTTTGGTCTGGACAAACACGAGTATCGGCACTACAACTTGCTAAAAGTAATGCAGTACAACCTGTTAATAGAATAAAAATAAATATCCATTTAATCATTCTTCTTCTTCTTTTTACTCTTTTTCTTAAATGATTTAATAGTATTTTTAACTTGTTTAATTTGTTTAGATAAAAATACTTGACCTTGTTGAAGTTTGAATACTTGTTCTTTCATAGTCCAAGTTTCTTTTAAATTCCAACCAACTAATGCTATTAAAGCAGCTAAAGCTAATCCGACTATTTTATCTTTTAAATCCATTTCAATATATTGATCCTCCAAAAAGAGCTAACAAACAAATTAATATAATTAATACTCCTGTAAAATAATAATTCATAATACATATCTCTCTATTATTCCAATATTAATTTTGTAATTTTCTTTTCTCCCATATAAATCTCTATTTCCGCTTTAGATTTAAGACATTTATATTGAACTCTACTGTTATAATCTAAGTCTCTCATAGCAATACGTTTACCTTTTAAACATTTTGAGAGAGTGGGTTGAATTAAGTGTTCCTTAATTTCATGGTCAATTATCATTAAAAGTGCGAATACAGTCTCTACAATCATTGGTGATTCCCATTATCTCTTACTTTATCTTTTAAATTCTCCACATCTTTTAAAACTTTTTCTAATTGTTTTGTTAAAAATTCTATATTGATTTTATTGTGCATCATATTATCAATTCTTATTTCTGATTTTTCGGTAGTTTTGTAAAGATCCTCCAACAACATAAATTGCTCCTGGTCAGTTGGGAGCTGTTCACTTTTCTTGAGTAAGTCTGCTTGGAATAATTCTCTTGAAGTTTCAAGAGAGGTGATCCTAGCGGTCAGCTCTGTGTAGGCAAAGATTCCTGCTGATACTGCTGCGATAATTCCAATCATATTTTTGATTGGCATTGATACAGAGGTGCTAGAACTTACCTTCATAACTACATAATTATTGCAACGACCAAAGCTATACCAAAAACAATCACTACTTTCTTGTGATCTTTCCAATAATGTTCTACTTCGTGTATAACATTTTTAATTTTATCCATCATAATTATCTCCTTTGTGTAATTTTATATTATCTTACTTACCCTGTCCACGATTTTTTGATTTACCTTTTTGTCTTTTTTTATGCTTATTCATAGAGGATTTTTTAGGTCGTCTACCTATACTTGTTTTTTTTGGTGTTCTTACGTGAGGTGGTTTTGCTAGATTGAACCTTTTTACCATTTTTTCCTGTTTGTTGAGATAATAAACTTGTTTTCTTACTATACTGCTGTGAATATGATGTGTTTATTTTATTCATTTATATTTTTTTTCCCATATTTCCTTTTGAGATAAACTGGTTTCATCTTTTTTTTGTTTTGTTCTTTGGGTAATTTCAGGTACTTCCATTGATTCAACTAGAGCATATCTATATACTTTTTCAGAATTTCCCCATTGAAAATGAATTAAAAATCTTGGTTCATTATATTGAGTAATAAGCCTTGGATCAAAAGCTGATATGGTCATTTTTTATAACCTAAACTTTTTCTATTACCCCACAACTTTTGCCAGGACCAAACATTTAATTTGCTAGACCAATGATAAATAAACAAAACAAAATGTTTCATTATTTTTTAACTAATGAACCACCAAAATATAAACCAACTATTGCAGATACCAAGTTAGTATCTAATGGTGTAATAACTATACCTTTAGCTTCCATAGGAATCCACTTCATAATTTCTTTTCCTTCAAGAAATAAAAATCCAGGTTTCCATTGTGTATATCCAACTATAACATGAGCATCGGGTGAAATAAGTGGAATTATTTTTGGCAATACAACGATTGCGAATATAGCAGTTAGTGCTATAATTCTTCTAGTCCATTGGAATCCTTCATTACCATATTCTCTTGCTTCTTTAAATCCTTTTTGTTGTACATCAGCTCTAGCCAATAACATTTTTTGTTCTGATTGTTTAGCTTTTATGCTTTGAGACCATATACTCATTACTCCACCAAGTACAGTAGACCCTAACATTGTTATCATTTCAAATGGCATATTATTTTTTCTCCTCTAATACTTTAATTTTAGACAAAGCATCATCTAAGTCTTTAGTACAAAATTCTAGCTTTTGCAAACACCTTTTATTTGCCGCATCTTTAGATTTACCGGCATCCTCTAGTTCTGCTATCTGCTGTTTTAATATTCTAACTTGGTCTTTGTATTCATTAAGAATTTCACTAGGATCTGAACCTTTAAATGGTTGCATATATGATTTTTACCTTTAGTTTTTTCTGTTCTTTAGTAGTTTGTCTGGCAATAAGAGTTCCTTTGGTTTTTCTTTTATAACCATCTTTTGCAGTATAGTCTTGTTTTCTAAAATTTTTAGACTTAACATCATAAGCAATATACTCTCCTGTGGACATATTTAAAGTAACAATATCTACTGGTCCGAGTCCTCCAAGTGGAGTAAACACTAGGATGTTGGGGTCTTTTGCAAAATTAAGTTGTGCTGCAAGTTCGCTTATTAACCCAGCAACAGCTTTTTTTCGCCTAGCCATTCCATTTTAGAAAGCCTAATAAAACCCCCACAAGACCTCCAAGAATTATTAATAAGTTAATAGCACCTTTTCCCTTTGATACATCTGATCTAAGTTCTTTAATTTCTTTTTTAACTTCATCCATTGTTTTGAATAAAGTTTTCATTCTTTCAGCACATATTTTTTCATGTGTTGACAATCTAATACCTGTAGACATTTCTGCTAATTCTTTTGATGTTATGTTTTTTTTTCTAGGCATCAGTTTTTTTATCTCCTTGACAATAAAATTTTATAAATATTTGATTTTCATTGACAATAACTCTACCTATCTCTTCCATTTTTTCAATAGATTTTTCATAACCTTTTAATAAGCAAGAGTATTGATCTTTATAGTAAGTTTCTTTAAGTTCATGGGGAGGTAAGCAAGTCCCGGAAACAGCACTACAAAGAATCATGTTTAGAATAAAATTCATTGTTGTTAGATGTTGGAATATTTATATATTAAAAGCGTCTTTAACTTCATCAACTGTCAAACCTAAATTATTTAATTTAGTTTTAGCAGATGCGACATTAGCTTTTCTTGCTACCTCAGCAGCATCTCTAGCTTCTTTATCAATAACAGCTTGAGCTTCTTCTGCGTCTCTTGCAGTTTCTTCTTCGGCTGTAAAAGGTACTTTTATTCCATTGATTAAATGATGTCTTGCCATGTTTCCTCCTTAATTAATTCCATATAAACAAATATCGCCTGTATCTATGTTGCCAGTATTAAACTTAAATTGTATCGCAGTAATATCAGCAGTTGTATTAAAATAACCTGCCATGTGATAATCCATAGTGTAATCACTAGCATGATATACATTAAATCTAGAAATAAAATGTTTTACAAA